TCCTTTGGCGTTCCCCAAGCGAGGTTTGTTTTGCTGTTGTTCAGCGGGTTGCCATCCAGATGGCGGGTGATATGGGCTTCAGATGGCTTTGGCCCGGTAAAGGCAAGCAACACAAGCTGATGCACTTGCTTCTTCACTTTCGTATCATTACCTGCTCCGGTGTTTACATTCACGTGCCAATAGCCGTTATGTAGCCGCATCGACAGCCGCCGAACGCTACCTGAGCGGAGCGAGTAAATAAGACCATCGTCACTTGCCAGATACCCTGGATAACCGGGAATATCTTTCATCTGGGCGCGCGAAAGCCCTGAACCATGTTTCGATTCAGTCATCTTCACCTCGTTACTTAATTTCTGTTCAGGCGCTCGCGTGCTGTCTTGGCTTTATGGCAGCCGCGGCAAATTGATTCCAGATTAGAGA